AACGGGCGGGAACAAAACTATTCGGTTCTTCCGATTCGGTGATCCGTCGATCAGCGCAATCGCCAACCTCTCAGAAGGCACCACGCCTACGAGCGGTGACGAGCGTGATCTGACCCTCTCCTCGGTCGAAGCCACCCTGGTGCAGTACGGAAGCAAAATCATCCTGACCGACGTTCTGTTGGCCACGGAATTGTTCTCCCACCTCGCCCAGGCCACCAGCAACCCGGGTAAAGCCCCTGCCCTCCCCCCCGCCCCCCTCTGCCACCGCGCGCTGATTCAGGATTCGTCCACCAGCACCGGCACTGGCTTGGCCACCAAGTCGTATGCCCGTTATGCCCAGAACGGCACCAACGGAACGACCTTCGGAACGGCCTCTGTTGCCAACTCAGCGATCACTGCCACCGACCTTCTGGACGGTGCCACCTCGCTGTTCATCGCCCGCGCTCCCAAGATCAAGGACGGCTACGCGCTCGTCGCGCATCCTGCCGTTATCCGCGATCTCCAGCAGGACGATGATTGGTTGAAGGTTTCCAGCTACTCCGCTCCGGATCAAATCTTCCGTGGCGAAGTTGGAAAACTCTTCGGCGTCAGCGTGATTAGCTCGACCAACGTGCAGACCTTCAATACCTCCGCCTCCGGCGTGGGTGAATTTACGGTCAGCACCGGTGCGGTGTACGGAAACGTGTTGCTCGGCGGCGGTGCCTTCGGCGTTCCCAGCCTGTCCTCCGTGGCGGCTTCCGGTTCTCCGTTTGCCCCCAAGGTCACGATCATCGACGCTCCCGACAAATCCGATCCGTATGGACAGCGCATTGTGGCGTCCTTCAAGACGTTCTACGCTGCCAAACAGTTGGACACTCGGTTCTTCCGCGCGATCTTCGCGAAGTCGAACTACAGCTAAGAATTAAATGGGAACCCTAGTTATCGCTATGGGTCGCCCAGGGAAAGCTGGGGAGGATAAAACCTCCCCAGCTTCTTCCTCCTCCGAAAAACCAATGCATCAGAAAATGATGAAATCCGGCATGGTAATGCTCCCTGTCTCCAAGTTCGAAGTGAACGATGGTGGCGAGAATGTTTCTCCGGAGGTTGGTGATTCGGTTGAACTTTCTGGCACGATTCACATGATCGAGAATGGTATTGCCCACGTTAATGTGGAACACGCCATGACCGAAAATGAATCATCCGACAAGTCGGAAGACAAGTCTGAAGGTGAAGATTCGATGTCCGAAGAAGAGCGAATGATGAAGCTTGCCGAGGAGTCTGATAAGGAGAACTATAGCTAATGCCTATTTACCAGTACGAGGACACCAGAAATGGGAATGTTGTCGAACTGGAAAAGGCTGTAGCCGAAAGGGACAAAGTCCCGCGTTATCTTAAAAGATTCCAAGTGCCTGCAAGATTGGCCCTGGTGGGGGTTGGCGAACCCCTCGACAATCCGCTGGGCGTCAATCAAACCAATCTTATGAAGGGGTACTACCGCCAGGAACAAAAGCTTGGCAGTAGATTCAAAAGCCAGTATACGCCAGATAGCATCAAACGTGCGGCTTTAAGGAGAAAACAAAATGGCTAAAGAATTTGTACGTTCTGAACGGAAGGCCAAGGGCCGCGCTTTGCGCTTTGATGCCCAGGGCTTCACCAATGTGTTTGAGATCACTGCCTCGTCAAGCGGCGGTACGGTTAACACCGTTGCCACTGCTCCGGCCTCGCTGAACGTGACGCTCAACGGAACTTCTTACCGCATCGCGTTGCACAGCTAATGCGCCTGCTATCTCGCCTTACATTGGGTAATGGTGGGACGATCATCGCATCGTCGGCTTCCACGAATACTGGAAGCTACGATGCGGTGACCGCACTTACCCTGTCCACGGCAACTCTTGTGATTAGCGGAGCAACCAGCACGGCAACCCTTACGGCAGGTGTCACTGTTTTTGGTGACATTGACCAGGTTGCGCTGACCGGCGGTGGCTTGGCTATCTACGCTCGCAAAGATTAAGGAGGCCCACTATGGGTCGTCAGTGGAATACGATTATTGAGAGCCTTGGTCCGCTCACGGGCGGATCAATGTCGATTAGCGCAAACCTAACCGACATTGAGGCATTGCTTACCACGCTTCAGGCTGACATTGCTGACGGGATTATTGTTTCAAGCGGAACTGTTTTATCAAATCTTCGGGATGGTTCTGGTAATGCAATTACGTCAACAACGTCTGGAACAAACAGGCGTTTGGATGTCATGCTTTCTTCTGCCGGAACAAATGGATCTGCTGCACCAAATACAGCAAATCTTTATGCTGGAACAGACGGAACAAATCTTAGGGCTATCTCAACCGACACAACTGGCCGAATTAATGTAAATCAAACATATGGGACAACTACCATTGGCACCCTTACAGCAGGAACAACCAACGGAACATTGTTTGCGTCAAATACAAATAGAAAATATCTTTTGGTCCAATGCACAAGCGGCACAGCGTTTATTGACACAAATGGAACAGCAACAACTGCAAATGGCATTCAATTGACAAGCGGACAGGGAATTACATTTGAGGGAAGTTTTATTCCAACTGGTGCCATTGCAGCCATTACTAGTACTGGAACAGCACAGCTGATCGGAAGGCAGGGTTAAGCGATGGGTTTCTTTGGCGGCGGAGGCGGAACAACTCCAGTAAACATGGTCGGTGCCAGCAGTGGCACGGCTGGAACGGCTGGGTATGTCCCTGCTCCGGCGGCTGGAAACCAAAATTTATTTTTGCGAGGAGACGCAACTTTTAAACCGTTGCAACCGCCATCTAACCCTCCAGTATCAACAATTACACACGGAGCCGGAGCAGTAAATTCAAGTTCTGTTGCATTTTGGGTTTATCCGTGGATGAATGGTGGATCTACTGGTAATTCTGGACTTACTTGCTGGTTTTGTCCAATTTATATTCCAAAACAGGATACTTACAATAGAATTGGATGTCAGGTTCAAACAGGTGCGGCAGGATCAACGATTGGTCTTGCACTATATGATAATGATGAAACAAATTATCTTCCAAAAAATTTAATTGCCTCAAGCTCATCTGGAATTTCATCTGCAAGCCCCGGAACTATAGAACAATCATTTAGCGCACTCCTTTCTGAGGGATGGTATCATGGTTGTGTATTGGCATCAACAACAACAACATTAACACTTAGAATTGAAAGCTCATATTGGCAATCATTTTATGGTTCAATAACTCCGTGGGGTGGAGCAGCAAGAAATCAAGCACTTGGAGTAAGATTGACAAATGCAAGGTCATCAGTAACAGACTTTCCAACAATCATTTCATCTTCTGATGTTACATATGGAGTTACGCCAGCATTTGCATTGATAGGAATAAGAAAAGTATGAAATCAATACTTTGCCATCAAGATGGTCGGATCGAAGTTTTTGACGATCGCTCCCTTGGTGAGGCGCAACTAGAAAGAATTGAGATTTTGCGTGAGCTAACAACTCAAGAGCTGTCCAAAAACTGCCCACAATCCACCCAACAAAACGCAGCCCTCGGCATCTATTCTCCACAACGCTGCGAGGCCATCAAGTCTTACATCTCCGCCTGCCGAAATGAGTACCTGCGTTGCAAGTCTCTCATCCTGGCCGCCCAGACCAACGACGAGGCAGATGCCGTCCAGTTTGTCGCCCCGACCGTGCCGGAAGGTATCTAATCCATGTGGAAAAGCATCGCCATCTGGCTCACCAATTTGAGTTTGCGTTTCTTGATGACGCGCAAGGAGTACGCCTGTTTCAAGGAGGCGTTGAGGTTTGCCGGGGAAAACAATACAGTGGCGAAAGAGACGAAGTACATCGGAAAGGTGAAGCACCTGCTATCCGTCAACCGCTCGATCAAGCGCATTGTCGAGGAAGGGCGGGATCGGGACGAGATTGTGGACGCTGTGGTTCACCTGGCTGTGGCGCTAAAGTATCTGGAGGGCAAGGGTCGTGAGTCTTGATGAGATCCATGACCTTCGGGAGAAGTTTGGAACCATGTCCGAGCGGCTTGCTCGGATGGAAGAACGACAAGTTACCCTGATCGGGATGGTCGAGCGTTCACTATCAAGTTTCGGAGACCTGTCCAACAGGGTTAATGCCCTTGAGCACCTAAAGACAAAGGTGCTACTTGTGGCGGGTGCGATTGGTGCTATTGTCAGTGTGGCTTGGGATGCGCTCCGCTCCAGGCTCACCAACGGAGGATAAATG